GCCTTCATCTTCCAAGCTTGCCGTAGGCTGTGCCCCTCATCAAGACGCCGACTTCTCTGCGGGTTTCAGAAAGAATCTCGGCTATGCGAGGTGGCTCGGCGATGAGTGTGAGTGATGTTTCAAACTCGCCCTCGTCGTCCATGAAGTGGTCAACCGCTTGAATGCGATAGTCAGCGTCAATGTTCTCGTTTGGGCTTGTCACATGGATGGTTTCGCCTGCAACAATGCGTGGGTCGCCTAACACCGTGACCTGCAAAGATTCGGCTGGGTCTTTCCTATATTTCAGTTCTGCGTTGGCTACTTTGGCGCAGGCGTCGTCTGAAACCAGCGTCTCGTCGACTATGGCTAACTCGCGCACTCCATATTTTGATTGGCTTGCAGAGTCTTCTGCAGCTGCGCTCCATCGACACTGGCTGAAATAGAGGTTGTCAATCCAGAAGGCACCAGTTCCCGAGCCAGAAAAATGAGCGTCAAAGAGAAGTTTCTTGATTTTCTCCCAGTTGAAGTTTGATATGTTGCTGCCTGCCCACTCGTCTGCGTGTTTTGCTCCGCACATGAAGCTTTCAAAGTGCCATTTTTTGTTGTTGCCTATGCGGTATTCTTTCGCCGCCCAGTTACCATTGATGTCTTCAAGAATGAGCGTTACCTCACCGCTGAAGGCTGACTCCTCTTTTATCTGGAAGTTGACGCTGGGATAAACGTTAGAGTTGATTTCCTTTCCTTCGTTGAGGGTGAAAACAGCACGTCCGTAGTAGTCAGGTCCAGTCGTGGCGTGCTTGATGCAGTAGTTGCCCACTATTTTTTCTGCGCTGTCCAATGAAACGTTTCCAGAGCCTGTTCCGCTGCTCCACGCGCCGTCAGTGGGCGTCAGGCTCTCGGTCCACGAGTCCTTGTCTAAAGGATAAGGCTTAGAGGCTTCACCGTACACGTAGATTTTGTTGCGCACTCGTTCGATGGCTGATTCGTGTTCGCACAGAGTAATTATTCCATCTAATGAAACGATGCTGGCGTATTCGCCTTTTGGGAAAAATTTGAGGTCGCCTTCCTCACACTTAAAATCGTAGCCAATCACGTTGCTAGCGTTTTTGGCGGTCTCAGCCACGTACTTGACTATTTCCCACGCTGGCTTGTTCTCGTACTCTTCCTCCATATACGTGCTGTTAGTGGTTTCCACACCGACGCTGGCTAAGGGCGTGTAGTTGGCGAGCACGTCCTTGACAATTTCGGAACCCTCTTTGTTCACGTACTTCTTTGTCACGAGTCGATTGAAGAGTTCGGCGCCCAAGTCACGTCCTCTTAAGCGTAGATAATGCTGTGGACCGCGAAGTGACGTCTCTGCCCGCTTGGCTACAGCGTCTAATCTGCCCTTAAACACCTTCACCCAAGATTCGCCAGTTCGAGACATGGCTACTTCAATCAAGTCGCCAGCATTGATTTGCTCCGTGTACTTGGCATCGTAGTTTTGGATTAGACAGTTGACTGAGCCCACTTCTTCTGTGACCGCCAAGTGAACGTTCAACTCCACCACGTCTAAATCGTCGGATGGAGTCAACATGGTTTTCTCGCAAACCTTCACGTAGTCAAACTTCACCGTGTTGCCAGCCACTCCGTTGATGGTCAAGACAATCTCGTCGATGTCGCCTAGGTAGGGCGGATTTTCAACGCCGTCGTTCTGCAAGTCAACTGTTTTGATTCCAATATTCATGAAGGTCTTTGAAGATTTGGTAACACCAGCCAGTTTAGCCTCAAACTTCCAAGAAGCACCAGTCAACTCTGCGCATTTTATTATGGCATAGCGATGCGTGGCTGTGGTAGAACTCCAACCTTTCTCCATGGAAGCCGAAGGATAAGATGCGCCTATAGTCAAGGTTCCGATTTTTCCGTCAGTTGTTAATGCTCCTTGATTCACAATCCAGCCGCTTGCGAACACATCGTCAAAATATTTTACACCTCGAAAGACGTCAACTCGGCACTGAGGATAACCAAGACTCACGACAAACGACCTCCTAAGCGGAAACAGCATGAACACAGCGGCTCTGTGGAACATCATGGGTCATCGCCGTTCACACAACCGCATCTAATAGTAGGCGCCCCGCCTCGAGATGCGCTCATACTCGACCTCTTCTCCGCGGCGGCTTCCAACCCTCTCCTGTCTGGACAAGGCAGTGTTGTAATCTTCCTGCGCAGAAGCAGCATCTCTGGTCGCTGACGCTAACCAAGCCATGTAGGCTGCGGCTGCCACAACCAACCCCACACCCAGGGTTAACAGCGCAATCTTCATGGCTAATGCGGCGTTGAAAACCCAAGTCACCTTAGCCGCTATTGTGGTGGCAACAGCATACACTTTCTGTGCCACAGCGACGCCCCAGGTGGACCGCAAGAAGATGCCTAGGGCAGTAACCACGTAACTCATGCTGGCTAACCAACGCTCCTGCTCAGCCGTCAAAAAGCCGAACTGATGCCCCAAGACAGCGACCGCTCGGCTGGCTGCGCCCAAACCAGCCATGACTGTTCCAGCGGTTCTAACCCGTTCAGCCATGGTTTCGGCGTCGGCGCTCACTCGTCCAAACTCACTGCTGGCTCGGTTCACGGCACGAATGACAACACTTATCTCGTGAAAACTCATCGGCTAGTCTCCAAAACGCTTTCATTGACCGCTTCATCAACAATGTTAACCAATTGAAGACGATGCATATCCACAGCTTGCGAAAGAAAACGACGACCATGCATGAATCGGGTTCCAAACTCCACGTAGGCGGCATAAGGCGCTGAGGCTCCAACCTTCACTGTCCATTCGGCTGCTTCGGTAAAAATCGTGGAGCGCAGATAGCCTGTGCGAACTGGTGCTATGCGTTGAGCCGTCTCTTTTATGGCTTCAGCTAATTCTTGGAGCCGTTCTTGGACACGCACTCTCACAGAGGCGTCTATGCGTTCCATTTTCAACTGAAACTCGTTTTGACCTTCAAACTGAATCCCCATTTCAACCGACATGTCGTGCACCTCGCTTCGCCTTTTCAACTTCCTCTTCAGTCTGGCGGTCCATCTCGTTCAAGATGACAACGAACTCTTCGATGGTTTTGGCTGATTGACGGTTCAGCTGCTCCGGCGTCCAGCTGAACTCTTTGCACAGTCGAAACCTTGTGAGGCTCGGATGCGCTCTGCCGCGTCTCATCGCCCTCACGAGTTTTTTGCCTCCTCCGCTGACAAGCCGCAGAGTCGATTTACAACTATGCTGAAGAGTTCTCCGAGTTCGATTGGGACGCCGTTTTCTTCGTCGAGTAGCCTTTCTAACGTGATTGGTTTTGTTGCTGGTTGTTCTTTCAAGCTTGCCCAGATGGTCTCGGCTTGGATGGCTGGTAAGTCGCTGCTCAAGATTTGACCAGTCACTGGGTGATATTTGGTGTATTTTGTGATGATTCTGCTCCGTTTCATCCAAGTGATTTCCTTGAAAACGTAGTGTCCAGCGTATTCTTCACCGAATCGCCCATCTATTTCGACTGTTTGTGTTCTCATTGTTGGCTGTGCTCCTTTGGTTAGGATATTGTTAAGCCCTTGGCTTCCCACTCCAGCGTCTGAGCCACCGTGTCCTCAATCTTGGTTGGCAATCGGCTTGATCCCCACTTGCAACCCGTGAACGAGAAGTTGGTTCCGCCGATGTTGAAGAGCAAAGTGAACTCTGTGTCACTGATTATGTCATCCAACTCTGCCTTAGACTCAAAGTCGGCTCGAACAGACCCTTGCAAAACCTCGTGGCGCTCAGGCAAACTCTTGATTAAATGAGGCGTAGTCGCCCTTATCACTGGTTGCCGCTTGAGATTGTTACCTATTTCAAAGCTGAAGTCGCTGAAACGCGTGATTTCCACTCCAGCCTTGCTTATGGAGCAGTCGCTGCCTGTCAAAGGATTTGTTATAGGCTCGGTTTCGTAGCTGGCGCCGATCTTTGCTATGCCAACTGCTACGTCTTGCCCGATTAGGTCCATTGTGACTTTGACTGGGTCTTCGATTGAAACTTCCACCTTGGCTCTGTCGACTTTGCATCCTTTGTGGTTTTGGCTGACCACTCCGCTTGCTTTTTCATAGTAGACTTCGATGCTTGTTGACTCCAGCGACCTAGTATAGTTGAAGAAGTTCCAGTTCTGCGGCGTGTAAACAACCTTTAGGTCGATGTGGCGCAGTCCTCGCCTTATGGCTTTGACGTTTCGTGAGCCGATTCCACGCAGCACGATGTTTCTCGGGTCAAGCGCTGGCTCTATCTCCTGTATAACGCCGATGCAGAGCATGGCTGGGTTTGTCGGTGTCGTGCCGTATGTTACTTCTTCCACGTAGTATGCTCTGGCTTCCTCACCCGTATAGACTGTTGAAGACATTTTTCATTCATTCCTCCTTTTTCTAACTCGTCTTGACATAACGATGCGTTGTGACTATGACCTCCACCTTCCAATAGGGCGGTTTAGAAGCGGCGTCTTCGCTCTCAGAAACGCTCCTGATGTCGACAAAACTCAGGCTACCGCCTGGATTCTTCCGATTAGCCCGAATGATGCGCTCAATTTCTCGTCTTATTTTCCAGCGCATTTCTTTGCCAGTTATGCCTGTTTTGTCTATGCTCCAGCCAGTTATGCGGTAGCGGTCGCTGTGGCGAACCCATGAGCCTCCTACGTTCAGTTTTTCCATTGAGCCTTCGGCTAAGCCAATTGTGACTTGGGCGTCGAAGTCTTTGAAAAGTTGACTGTTGAAATATTCTTGGCTCATGTGCACTGTTGCAGGCGAGAGGTTGTCGTCTTTTGTCAATGCAATGTTGTTTTTGATTAGGTTCATGAGAGTTGTTTTTGGGTCTTCCACGCTCATGTTGAGTTCACGCTCCGGCTAGGATACATGTTGCAACAGATACTAGTAGGGGTCCACGTGCGTTGGGGTTGACGTAGCAGCGTCCGTCTGGCCAGACGCAGTCTAATACGGCTCCGTTGGAAAGGGTGCACCAGCGCATGAAT